TCAGGATGCAGCCGTATGGTTAAGGGCAGTAGAACGAAATGCGACAATATAGGTAGAGGATAAATCGTATATAAGTAGTTGATATAATAAGAGTTGGGTATAAAAATAGAGGTTGGTGCAGATAAAACGAAATGTAACAGGAACCAGTCAGGAATAGTACATTTCCCCTTGAATTGAACGCACTGTTCAAATAAAAAGTTTACATTTGTGCAACGCAAGTTTGCGTTACCATAGTTATACATCATAAATGACCGCTGGAGGCCCTTTTTAAGGCGTTTTTGGCGGTCATTCATATTTTGTAGGCAAGTGTTCGACTCCCGTTCAATAGCCTTGTTTTCGGGGTGTTTTTATCAGCTTTTGATGGCGGGTTTTGTACTGGCTTATCAGGGATAAAATGCCCAATTTTTGAGGTTAGGGATACATTTAGGGATACATTTAGGGATACAAATTCGGGGATTCAAAAAACGAAATGTGTTCATTAGGGATACATTTAGGGATACAAAAATGAGTTAAAAAAATGCGGATACCCCCCCTGATAAGGCCTAAAAAAATACAAATAACCCCTATATTTTAACGGATAGATACCCCCTTAATTCAAGTGTATAAACAATAAAATAACTGCTAAAACACCGTATCTCAGTAATTTAGCAGTTAGATTCCCCTAAAAAAGTGTGTGGGGCACTATTCCATAACTATTGCTCCAAGCACAAGTGCAACGGAAACAATCTCATCTTCGTGCAATTCAAATGGCCTATAAATAGGGTTTTCTGATACTAATGTAATGAATGATCTGTTCTGAGGATATTCTTCCACCCTCTTGATAAGTATCCCCTGATTCCTTGTACATATAGCATATACCCGGTGCCATTGCCAGAATGTCACCTCTTTTACCACTTTACAGGCTATTATATCTCCCCCATTATATTTAGGGGACATTGAATCCCCCTTAATCCTAATTAGGAAGTCTGCATTATCAAAATCCTGGATAGCGTAGTACTCCTCTATGGTCATATCATCATAGGTGTACTCTCCATAACCGGCAAATGCTTCTGCAGGGATGAGAGGGAGGGTTTTTGTCTTTGTTTGGGTTGTTGTGATGGTATCTTCCTTATATATATTCCCATTCCCTGTAAGCAGCCAATCCGCTGAAATATTATAGGTATCTGTCAATATTGACATAATATCTGTACCTGCAAGCATTCTTCCACTCAGAATTTCTGAAAACTTTGCCGGTTTCACCCCTAATGACTCAGCCAGTGTGGCTTTTGTGAGGTTTTTCTTCTCTTCCAAGATGATAGAGATGGCTTGCATCACCCTATCATTGATGTCTTTTTTTGTCATAATTGAAAAATTCTGTAAGAATTTCAGAATTTAACTTGTTTAATTCAGAAATTCTGTATATTTGCAGAAAGTTTAACCAATAAACTTGAGCAAAGGTAACAAAATTGCCAATAATACAAGATATATAAGAGAATATGAGAAGGTACATTAAAGTTTCACCGACATTGAGGGATCAACTGTGTGAGAAATTCGGATTGACCAAAATGGGAATCTGGAAAATTCTGAATTATGTTTCAAATAGCTCAAGATCCAAGGATGTGCGCAAATATGCCATTGATAATGGTGGTTGGTTAATGGAAGAGGATTTCATCCCTAATTGCAAAACTGAGCACACTCCTACAGAGGTGATTCAAAGTTTTCCCGGAGGAGTATCAGTTGTGATCAGTAAGATTCAGAATAAAGGGGAAATACGAAAAGGGGATGAGATTATAGAGAAAATTGAGGATTTGAGGTTGTCTCAGTGGGGCACTATACTTTTCAGAGCTCAACAGATGTCAACTGAAATGTATAATGCGGGTTAAGACAAATAGTGATATAGATGTCTTGATAGGGCTATTCGTTCAGGACTGTAGCTCAATCTGTTTTATTAACAACTAAAAGCAAAAATTTATGGAAGCAAAAAGTGACTTTGTGAAAGATGTTCAAAGGGTATTTAAAGAGCTGGATAAAAGACGTGAGGCGTACGGAACGGGGGGCAAAAAATCATTTTTAGTTATTGGGGTAGATATTGATACAGAAGAAAATTTCAGCGTGATTGCTGGTAATAAAAAAGCACTGGCTATTGCTTTATGGTCCGCCCTTTCAAAAGACTCAAACATAGTAGAGGTGGTAGATCAAACAATGTCGTTAATAAGGGAAATGGGATTGATAAGGGAAGAGTATGAATTGAAGATGAAGGTTAGTGGTAAAGACTAACAAATCCTAATAAACAATGTGTATGTAGTTAGTTGGTTTTCCGGTATAGCTCAGTTGGTAGAGCACATCATATTTGAATGGATAATAAGTATTTGATTTTGTCTTGGGTTCGAGTCCCAATGCCGGAGCAAAGATTTTAACAATGCAATATCTAAATAACACTATAGCGGTAACATACCAGGAGCTTACCAGGGGTGATGATGGGGAAGCTGTACTGTCTGTATCAAATTACAAGGCTTTGATGCGTAGGAAGCAGCTCATCATCATACGGCCTGGCAAAGGATTAGGACATCCCGCTCTGATAGAATGGGCTTCTTTGCCAACAAGGTTCAAAGAAAAGTTCTGCTCCAAGTATGGTAATCCTGAGGCTATGCTTAATAAGGATGAGGAGATGCTGAGATATGACCAACAGGCAAAAGAGTTCTTTGCTGATTATATTTTGGAGAACGGTTCAAGGATTAAAGAGGATAAGCAGATGGAATATGTCATCAATGCTTCTGTCCTGAACAGGCTCATTGAAATGACAAGACTCCAGCATACCCAAAGGAGGATGAAAAATAACACTACCCCTGTAAATTGGGAGCCCATATTTGAGGAGTGTGAAAAATTAAGGGACGAATACGGACATACTCTACCCAAGAGTAATGCAAGACTCAAGGACAGAATAAGACAATATAAAAGTGAAGGATATATTTGTCTGATAAGTGGTAAACTAACTAACGATAATGCTATTAAGATCACTCCTGAAGCTGGCAGGCAGATTATTGCACTCAAGAGATGCAGGGTTCCGGTATTAAACACAGTTCAGATCTTTGAAGAATTCAACAGGATTGCGGAATACAAAGGGTGGAAGCCTCTCAAAAGTATCAGTTCGCTGCAACAGTTCCTGGATCGTCCGGAAGTTATGATCCAATGGAAGGATACTGAGCAGGGAGAGCTCAAGGCAAAAATGATGTATTCCCGACAGAATGCAACAATACTTCCATCTTGTAGAGATGCCATTTGGTATGGGGACGGTACCCGCGTGAATATATATTACAAGGCATACATCAATGGGAAATATCAGGCTGTTGCAACACAGGTATTTGAGGTTGTGGATGCGTACAGTGAGGCTCTGATTGGATTCCATATAAGTGACAAGGAGAATTTTGAGTCTATGTATGAGGCCTACAGGAACGCCATTGAAAGTACCGGGCACTTGCCTGTTGAACTCATCTATGACAACCAGGGAGGAACCAAGAGAGAAGATGCCAGGATGTGGCTTGCTAAGATTGCCACCTGTAGCAGGCCTACAGCCCCGTATAACGCCCCATCAAAGACTATTGAGAGCATCTTTGGCAGGTTCCAGTCTCAAGTGCTGCATAAGTTATGGCATTTTACTGGAGCCAATATTCAGGCAAAGAAAGACTCTTCCAAAATAAATACTGAGTTCCTGCTTGAGAATATAGAACATCTGCCTACATATAATGAAATGCTTGAGATATACAAGGAGTGCAGGATGGAATGGAACAGTATGCAGCATTTCAAATATGCCAAACCAAGGATGCAACTGTATCTTGAATCTGTTAACCCTGAAGCAGTACAGCTGACAGAGACTCTCAGAAGGGAACTGTTCTGGATGACAACATCAAAACCAAGCACGTTCACCGCAAGGGGTATTCAGATTACAGTTGACAAAAGAAAATACCTGTATGAGGTTCTGGATTCAGAAGGTATGCCAGATATGAAATGGAGGAGCAAGAATACAGGCCGTGAATTCTGGGTTCAGTATGATCCGCATGATATGACAACTGTCCGTCTCTGTACAAAAGACCAGTATGGACTCCGCTTTGAGGTAGAAGCCAAACCATACATAACAATACACAGGGCAATGATGGACCAGGAGGATGGGGAAAGATCATTCTTAAAACTCCAAGAACTGGCAAACAAAAAGGAACGCATCAGAAGGCATATCCTTAACCATCAATTGGAGGTTGAACATGGGGTTTCCCCAGAGCAGTTGGGACTGAACTCCCCAGGACTCCTTGGAATTAAGAACGGGGAATATGAAAGGCTTGCTGAAGAGGTGATGAGGGAGATGCAGATGGAAGAAATGAATGCAGTACCGGTATTGGCAGGATCACTTGGGCAGGTCCAGAAACAGCAGAGCAATTTTGATGCAATAAGTGCCTATGACAAAATGTAATTAACTCAATATAGCTATGGTAACTCAAGAACTTAAAAAACAAATTGCGAATGACTTGGCAGACTACATTAAAAGGTATCCAAGCCAAAACAAAGCTGCAACATCCCTAAAAGGGACATCTGCCGGAACTGTCAGCAGCATTATCAATGGTAATTGGGAGAAAATCAGTGATGATATGTGGCTGAAGCTTAACAGCCAGCTCTCTAACAGCAGAGGGTGGAAGATATGTCACACATCCGCTTATGAGAGCCTTACCCTGTATATGGATGATGCGAAAGCTAACAGTAATGTAATGTGGGTTACAGGGCCTGCAGGTATAGGCAAAAGCACTGCAGCTGGAGTGTTTGCGAGGGAGAACAAAGATGTATTCCTGTTAACCTGCAGTGAGGATATGCACAAGGGGGATTTTATAAAGGAATTGGCTCAAAAGATAGGGGTTCGCACAATAGGCCTTACAATCAGAGAAACGTTGCAGGAAATCATAAAAGAACTTGTAAAGAAGAGAAATCCGCTGCTGATTTTTGATGAGGGGGATAAACTCACCGATTCTGTACTGTACTACTACATTTCCTTGTATAATGCGCTGGAAGACAAGTGTGGAATGATATTCCTGAGTACTGAGTATATGAGCAAGAGGGTAAGTAGAGGAGTTCAGAAAGGGCGCAAGGGATATGATGAGCTTGAGAGCAGGATCTGCAGACGTTTTGTCCAGCTTGACCTTGTGAACAGCAATGAAGTTGAAGGTATCTGCGTGGCAAATGGACTTACGGACAAAGCTGCCATTAGAACCGTACAGAGGGAAGCTGCCGAATGTGGAAATGATTTGAGGAGGGTTAAAAAATCGGTCCATAAAGAGTTGAGAAAATTATCTATAACCAGCAATTGAGAACCATTAAAACGCCGGTAAAATGAAAAGAACTTTAACCACACAACAGGTCTTGAGCATAAAGCATAAGCTTATAGAACTACAAGGTGTCTGGGGTGAATGTGTAGGGGCTATTGACAAGCGTGGGGTTGTATTCTTCTGGGGCAACTCAGGCAATGGAAAGACATCTGCTGTCCTAAGCCTTTGTAAAGAGTTGACCACTTTTGGGAAAGTGCTGTATGTGTCATTTGAGCAAGGATACTCATATTCTATGCAACAGGCTCTCATCAGATCCTCAGTTATGGAGTGTGGCAGCCGGTTCCAATTACTGGATACAACCACAATGGAGGAGTTGACTGAAAGGCTCAAAAAGCCCAAGTCCCCCCAGTTTATTGTGATAGACTCAATCCAAAGCTGCGGATTGACCTATAAACAGTTTACAGCCCTTAAGAAGGCCCACCCATCCAAGCTGTTGATTTTTGTGAGTCATGCTGATGGACGGCAGCCTGAAGGCAGACCAGCCAGGAGCATCAAGTATGATGCAGACCTGAAAATATGGGTAGAGGGATACACTGCATTCAGTAACGGCAGATTCATTGGACCAACAGGTAAAGCCGTTATTTGGGGAGAGGGAGCCCAAAAATATTGGGCTGGGAAGGAGAGAGATAGAAATAACAATCAAAACACACAGATATGAAAACACCAAAACAAATCAGAAGGTATTTGCGCAAACAGCCTTGGTATAAGGCATGGCTTAAATTCACTTGGATGTCACAGCCATTAAAAGATTTTATTCGGTTTGCCAGAGGTAAGGCAGGGGTTGATACCTTGCAGGGATTCAGCTGGCATAATACCGTACAGGGCAACAGTTTCTGGGCAAGAGCAAGTGCAAATTTCAGTGAGTGGTATCATCATGGGGAAGAATAATTTTTCAAGGTTCTACGCTTTGTTAAGGCTGAACCCAAGAGTTGATAAGGAAGAAATGGTGATGCAGTTCACTGATGGAAGAACAACATCCTTGAGGGAAATGAGCAAGGCAGAATTTGCAAGTATGTGTGACGCGATGGAATACGGGAGCCAGGAGAGAGAGGACTTGCATCTGAAGAATCTGAAGAGAGCCAGGAGCTCAGTACTTTTGAGGATTGGCCGTCTGGGAATAAATACAGTTGACAACTGGGATGTGATAGATGCTTTCTGCATGAGCCCGAAGATTGCAGGTAAAAAGTTTTCTCACCTGAGTGTTCCGGAGTTGCAAGCCCTTATTCCCAAGCTTGAGAACATTATCCGTAAGGGAGGTTTGAGGAACAGACAGGAAGAGGCTACAGATATCCTCCCAGAATCAATGAAAAATGGAGTAATATTTTTCAATTTCAACAAATTAAAAAACTGATATTATGGAACAGAACACAACAACCGTACAGATGTCTCCAGAGCAGCTGGCGGCATTTGAAAAATTTCAGGCAGAAGAACTCCGCAAGGAGAAGGAAGAGAGGGAAAAGAAATTGCGTGAGGAGTACAGGCAAATGGTGGATGATGAGATAGAGGCATCCTTGCCAGAGTTACTTACCCTTAGCCAGGACCTCAGACAGGTAAAAACAACAATCCTTGAGAATTTCCGCACATTGATTGAAATGAAGAGGGATTTATTTACGCTCAAAGGTAAGGATATGGTAAACCAGTCCCACACATTTACCAACACCAAGCAAGATAAAAGAATCATTGTTGGACACTATGTTTCAGATGGGTACCTGGATACAGCCAATGAAGGGATTGCCATTGTGAAGGAATATATTGAGGGATTGGCCAATTCTGAAGAAAGCAAAGTGCTACTGGATATGGTGATGAACCTATTGGCTAAAGACAAAAAAGGAACATTGAAAGCATCAAAGATACTGCAGCTTCGCAAAATCGCAGATGAAAATGGCAATGCACGTTTTATTGAGGGGGTGAAGATTATCACAGAAGCTTATACTCCAGCCGTGTCAAAACAGTATGTAAGATGTGAAATTAAGAATGAGAAGGGGGCGTGGATAAATGTTCCCCTTGGAATGACAGAAAGCTAAAAAGGAGGTAATTATGAGAGGATTTATAGATGTCCATAACATTGAGACAGACAAACTGATGGTAATTAAAGTTGCCAAAATACAATCCATTGTGGATTATGGGGAAGAGGGTAGAATGATAACAACAGAGAACGGACAGGAGTTTGACTGTAAGGAGACAATGAATCAGCTTGAGAACAAGATGCACGTTGCCCAGGGGTATTGAAGCAGTTGTTAATGAAAGTATATTGGACAGATTAAAGGAGTGTTAATTGCTTATGGCCAGGAAGAGGCGTGGAGATAGTTACAGAAAACGCTGCGCTGACATAAATAGGATATATGATGAACACATCAAATCCGGTCTCTCAAACAGGGAGATCTGGAGGAGGTATATCTATCCTCAATACAGGATATCGGAGCGTACACTGTATAACTTACTCAACGCTTCTGCTGAGCCACAGAATAATATTCCAGATGATATGTTGTCCTTGTTTGATTTTGAGCCTGACAATTATGAAGAAGCTGCTAAGAAAAATACTTAATGACATAAAGGTTGGAGTTGGGTCTGAGTTTGATCGTAATTTTGAGAGAGAGGCTTTTTTCTCAAAGGCATGGGCAAAGCGTAAAAGCCCCATCAGAAGCGGGAGGCATCTGCTGGTTGATAGAGGGGGATTGCGCAGAAGTATAAAAGGGAATACGCACACAGACCATGTGTCATTCTCATCTTCACTCCCATACTCCGGAATACACAATAATGGTGGGGAGATAACAGTTACAGCCAGAATGAAACGGTATTTCTGGGCTAAGTATAAAGAGGCATCCGGGGGAATGGGCCGGACAAAGAAAGGACAGCTCAGGCAGAACAAAAGGAACAAACAGCTCTCTTCAGAAGCGGAGTTTTACAAGGCAATGGCTTTAATGAGGGTTGGTAGTAAAGTAAAGATTCCACAGAGGCAGTTTATAGGCAATGCCCCAGAAGTTGAGAGGCTGGTGGAGGATATAATAAAAGAGAATGTAAAACCATACCTGGAGAGCATTCCAGGGGAACTTAAAAAGCTATGAGAGGAGAATTATACAACGCACTTATTGAAGCCCTGAAGAAGGTTGATGACGGGGCTATAAAACATATTGACCTTTGGAATGAAAATGTCTATTTCATTGATGAGGAGACTGCATTTGAGATGCCCGCAGTTTTTGTTGAGTTTGGGGAGATCAACTGGAGTTCCAATGTAGGGAAGTCCCACTACCGTGGCACAGGAACCCTGAACCTGCATATTGTAACCCCGTGGAATGGATCAGCAGCTGCAGATTCCCCAGATAAGGATATACTGATGAAAAGTATTGACTTGAGCAAGAAGATCCATAAAGAAATTGTTAATATCAAGAGTGCACAGTTTAATGGACTTGAGTTGCTCAGGACCATTACCAACCATAACCACGCGGAGCTTCTGGAGAATATTGAGGTCTATGGGGTAAAATATGTAATGGAGGTGTAATATGGGGCGTGCAATCAAAATAGTTATAGATGTGAATTGGGACCAATATGGTTACAGGAACATTAAGGTTTCAACAGCCCCGGAAGAGGTGCCGGCAGAGGAGGTTAATGAGTCAATCTTGGCTCTTCAAACAGCAATCAAAGAACACTCAAAATCTTAAGATATGGATGAAAAAACCTTGAAAAGAGCAAATGATCTTACCAATACCATAAAGTGGTATAATGACGTAATTAAAGAACTTGAGCACCCAGAAGCAAGAGTATATGTCGGTGTATATGTTGGAATTACAAATTTGGGGGCAGAGAAGAAAGTCAAAGCCCCTCTAATCAGACTATATAAGAGGAGACTGGCAAAGGCTCAGAGAGAACTAAATGATTTATAATGGAGATACGCTTCTTGGTACATAAGAGGGGTGATGAAGAGTGGGTGCTGTTTGATTCTTGGGACCTTGTTGAGTTATATATAAGCAGGATGTTTAAGCCTGGGGATACTGTAGCAGTCTATGTGATAGTCCAAAACCATTGTATAGATATAATATTCCCAGAACTCCCCTTACTATAAAAGTTGTTAATCAGGCAGAGGCAATCTTGAGAGATAAAAAGAAAGGTAATCAAAATTAACGTTAAAGATATGACAAAAGTTGACACGTATGTTGTGACAGTAAAATTCAGATGTCTGAAGAAGAATGTAAAACCAGGCTCATTTACGGTGAAAGGTATTGTTTATGATACCCCTGAAAATAAGATAAAATTCACAAAGGAGAATGTGGAGGCGAAAGTCAGGAGTATTTTGGTGGAATCATTTGGGGAGTGTTTGAAAGCCCATTCACTAACGTTTGAGGATTTCAAAATCTCAATAAACCTGGAAGGGATGTACAGCCTCTTCAGAGTTCCGTTGGAGGATTTTTAATCTGTTAAACATTCTTTGAAAAATAATTCTTACATTTGCCCTTGCAAATCAACATAATCAAGATATAGTAAGGGCCTCTGTAACAGAGTTAGGTCCGCGTGAGCCGTATAGAACGGTACTTGGTAGCCCTTGGGTTATGTTGGTTTGCAGCACGCGGACCTTTTTTTATTTAATATAGTTCTTCAAAATGCAAACCAACAAGAACGAAGCTGGCAACTTACTGCCAATGGAGTACTCATTCAGCGGTACTCAAGTCAGGACAGTCGTCCTCAATGGTATTCCTTATTTTGTGGCAGCCGATGTCTGTGGTTGCTTGTCAATTTCAAACAACAGAGATGCTGTATCACGCCTTGATGAAGATGAATCAAGGGTGTCGGTAATGCCGACACCCTCGGGACGTCAAAGGATGATTCTTGTGAACGAATCAGGGCTCTATCATTTATGCTTTATGTCTCGTAAACCGGAAGCAAAGATCTTCCGCAGATGGGTAACTTCGGAGGTGCTTCCGGAACTGCGGAAGACAGGATCTTATTCCACACTTCCGGATGTGCCTTGCCAGGTTGTAAATGACCGGAAGATGTTCCCTTTCCACCTTACCCTGCAGAAATTAGGCTACCGCACAGGAGGAAGTGCATATTATAGGAAACTGCGATATCCTGGGCAGTTCATAAAGATTGGAAGGATCCTTTTTGCCAGTGAGGAGATGTGCCGTCTGATGGCAGCTTCAAGGAGAGTTTTACAGATGAGAAGGTCAGTTGCCGATATGCAGCCGGTTTTGGGTGCTGCAGTAGAGAATACATTGTTTGGTTATGGCAAAGCATAATGGCCTTAGAAAGCGGTTCCTGGTTTCCGAGGGAGACCTGTTCCAGTTGTTTGCGCAGATCCAGGAGGTAAGAAGCGCAGAGAGGAGAGAGGCCTTTATGGGCCAGTTCCGCCAGCTTCTTGAGGAGGCGGAAAGGGTTAAGTTGGTAATTGAAAAATAGGAGGCATTATGGTACAGTTCAAAGAAGACAGATATGTCATTGATATATTTACAGGCGGTAATCCTGTAGAGGATTATTTGGGCCTGCAGCAGGAAATTGCATACGTGTTCAGTATGCTCACCCCGGAGAACCTGCCGGCAACAGGCTTGTATAACCTGGCCACCTTATTGGCCAATATGCAGCCGGAGTATCAAACGGCCATCAAGATGACAGAGTAGAATATGATGAAAGAATCCGCCCCTGTGGTGGAGGCGGATTCTTTTGTAGTAAGATGAAAAAACATTATATTTGTAACCAATACTTTAGACTCTATGGAAACACCGGATTCAGTTAAGAAAGCAGCCAAAACCCTTATTGATATGTATGGGGATTCATTCCGCTACCTTGGTGAGTACAAGGGCAGCGAGGCTTTCTGTTTTGATTTCCCAAAGGATGCCTGTGCGGGTTTCCCTGTGGTGTTCCTATACAAGGATAAAACCGTTACAGAAGTGAACGGTTTTGATGCCTTGGATATTGTCTCTCTACTTATTGAAGATTTCAACGTAGCTTAAGTTAAACAGCTTGTTGTCTATCCTCATTATTCCCCTACAATCGTGCTGTATTGCTGCAGCAATCTTTGCAAGATAGGCAAGGTTTCTGGATTCCCTTCCAGACCCTTTTGAGTTGTCGTGCTGCGGTTCTATATAGCGCAGTTCACCATCTTCAAACCTCTGCAGTACTGTCATGTGTCCTCCACCACCTTTCCACCCAACTGACAGCCCATATATACCAGGTTCTTTACAGGTCTCATTGAAGTATTTAAGCCATCTTTTGGACGTCATTTGCCTGAACCCTTTTTCCCTCAACCAAGAATTTACGGATTTGTGAGTAGCAGGAGTCCCATCTGTATTTTGCCATACCTCCCAAGCATTAAACCCTCTACTAAGATAATCAAGTTTTGAACCAGGAGTGTTTGATTTTGCTGTAATATCAAACCCTAATGTTCGTAGTACATAGGCAGGGGTGCAAGTCTGGCAGTTGATTCCGTACCCTCTCTCTTTACCAAAATTAGGGTTTGCATTCTGTTTGTCTGCCTGGTCAACAGTCATTGGTGCTCCCTTGGTTATCTTGAGGGCATCTTCTAACTTCAAGCTGTGTTCTGCAATGGCGCGTTTCTCCTCTGGGGTAAGATTGTCGGGAAGCTCCGCAATGATTGATTCAATGCGATTGCTTCTGGCTTCTTCCTGGGATACCTGCACAACAATTGCCTTATCGGCTTTTGGGGCCTTGAAGTAGGGATGTTTCGGTGGAAACAGCTTCATTGTCTTGCCTGGATTGTACCGGAAGATTTTATTCTTTTCACCCTCTGTACAGGCAATCCCCCTTTTGCGTGCCTCCTCAGGGTCTGTCTCCTCATACATACTCTTGAGAACCTCTACAACTGTACATCTGCAGTTCCACCCATTTGGCGGATAGAACTGGTCCCAGAATGGGTCTGAGACAGGAAGGGTGGTGTTGTGAAGTACGGCATGTTCTTCCCTCACCCTTGAGTCATTGGCAGTGCGGTACTGCAGACAGTACTCATCCCCGTTCTCCTGGAACTCCTGCCATTTGACCGCCATTTGAGAAGCACTCAATGCGTGATGATATTCTGAGTACAGATAGTGTCTGTTGTAGTTCTCATTCACCTTTTGAACATCAGTAAAAAATTGCTCAAATGGCTTTATTTCCCCGGTTTCAGTAACCATAGAGAGACCTATTTCCCTCATAGTATGGAACGTTTTGAACCCAGAGAAGACAAAAGCATTGTTCTCAAGTGCATAGAGCAGTTCTTTGGGGATATCATAGTCTATGCAGCTTGTTATTGCCTGGCTGATTAACTTCTGAGTCTCCCTGAGGGCATTTCTGCCTTGGGTAGAGCCCAGCTGGGAAGTTGAGAACCCTCCACTATTATATATGAATCTTGCCAGCTCATCAAATACAGCTTTGTCATATTGGGGTGTGCTGTCCCCAGTTGAGAGCTCAAGATGGTTGCTATAGAGGGACCCTATTGCAGCATTGAACTCTTTATAAGCTTTCTTCAGCCCCACAATATGGGTGGGGCCTAAGCGAAAAAAGGTGATACGTTCTCCTGTCTTTTATTGGTGTCATCACCGTCATCAGGAGCCGGCCCCTGTTGCTGCAGCCTTTCCCCTGCAGGTACCCCGTATTTATCTTCAAAGTATGAACCCGGCACTTCATAAGTGCTTGCAATATACTTTTCGTATGCCAGCTGTTGCTCTGGGGTGTAATCTACCGGATCATCCCACTCAAAAGACCGCCCTTTGACAGGGAATCCGTGCATTACCATCTTGGGCAGAAGCTGGTTGTTGAAGATGTCCCTCAAGAAATCTGAATGGGACTCAATCAGGTTCTTGAAGACCTTGAGGTGTGTTTCCGATTGGCTGAGACTGCTGCCGTTATCAATGGACATTGTCTGTTGCAGTACCAGTTTGGACAGTTCTGTATTGGCTCTCTCAATACGTTTGTCATAGACATTGTACGCATCCCCTTTGGAACTTTCCACAAGCTCAATCTCTGTGGTGTCATCAAAGACTCCCCAGGCCTTAGCCCCCATGGTCTCCATCATTTTAGCCACACGGCCCCTCTCAGTTAAGTCTCTGGTGCTCGTCTTGGCAATACGGAGGGGAATGCCGAACATTTCTGCATAGGAATCCCAGAATGCCATTGCATATTTCTTGGGGATAGTCTGCATGGCAGCTTTCTCATAAAGTCCAAGACTGTCCTTTTTCCCGGCTTCAATGAGCCATTTGTTCCAGGGCTCTTCCCTGTATCTGATTCCGCTTTGCCAGTTGTCGTTCACATGCTTAACAATACGGCCATATTCAGGAATAACATGTTCTCTTGGAATGAGCTTGACCCCATCAAATGACATCCTGCCATTTGAGTCTGTGATTACATCTCCCAGCTCAATGAGGGAATGTCCCCAACAGATGGACTCCAGGCATCTGTCCATAAGTTCTTTGAACCACTCTGTATTGAGCAGCTTGACCGCTTCTGTATCTGCATCCCCATCCTCATTGACAAGTTTGAATGAACGGCATTTTATGAATCCGTTTATCTGCCCGACAGCCCCGGACAGGTGCAGATCCAGTTCAACATCCCTATAGATGTTGTAGAGGGGGGCCCTGCTCGGATATTCTATATTCCTTGCCAATTGGCAAGCTTGCCTCCATTTGCGGAGGTCATTTTCTCTCAAGTATGTATTTTGCCGGTAGAGGTCAATAACCAGTTTCTTGAGCCTTTTCTGCTCCTTTTGAGCTGTATTTTTCTTACTCATAGTTACCAGATTGTTTGGTGTTGTTTTTCACTGCCGTACATTATCGGTTCCCCCAGTGGGGTTCCATACTCATCTGTAGCAAGCGGAAGATCCGGGGTAACCTTCCCCGCCTGAACTTTCTCAAGCCATTTGATAGCCATATCATATCGTTCCTTCCTGAGTTCATATCCCATCCTTGCCGGCTGGGAACATACCATGTGGAACAGAGCTATGTCGCAGGCATACATCAACAGCAAATCATCCCTTTCCTCCCCCTGGGTCTTGAAAATGCTGCTACAGTCATATTTTGGCCTGAGATAGTTTGATATCTCAGCCATGGCTTGGGCTTCTGCTTTATTTTTTACCTCTTCAGAGGATTGTGATATCACTTTCAAGGCTCCATCTCCAATGACTACCTTGTAATCTTCTTCTGTAATGAACATGATGCCTTATTTTGCGATGTATAGAGCAATTTTTTCTATATCCTGGATAGTTGTTCCGGCTTTGAACCTGCGTTGCTGTATGAGCTTCTTTATGATTCTTTTGGGGACAACCCAAAGCTTTTTGTTAAAGTATAATACATAGCAGGTGATTTTGAAGTCCTGAGCAATGTTGTTTGCTCTTCTTACGGCCCTTTTGTATTTATAGGCCCATAAGTATTCTTTAATTCTTTTGAACATATTACCAAGTGTTTTTAGGTGATCTTCTTGAACCCATTATTGGGGTAAATTTTGAAGCTCTATGGCTCTTCTGTAAAATAAATATAGCCCCCTCATCAGCATCCGGGGCATCATCATGGGCGCTGCTGCCTCTCTCCAGAGCAAGTGTTTGTGCAATACCTGTCTGCATATCAGCATTGTCTTTCAACTCTTCATTGTAATAGACAAATCCTCGCTCCCACAATGGGCTGATTGCTTCAATCCTTTGCAGTTTGTCGGGTTTTTTCCTTTTGTCCGGCATCAGTGGCAATTGGTAACCTCTTATCTCCCCCTCTGCCGTGAACTCATCAAGGATGGTGTCCTGCATGAAGTTTGCCTCCATGTAGAAACGGACAGCAACATTTTCCGGCAGACGCTCATACAGATTATACAGCCATCTTACCATACCTCCAACAGTATCCTGCCTTACATAGCAGTCTATCAGATGCAATTCATTACCTTTTTTGCCCCAGAGCCTTGAAGCTTTGTAGTCATTGCTCTTTGTACTTTTGAATGAAGGGTCGGTATAGCATACCAGCTCATCATATTTATGCAGAGGTAAGGTCTTTTTGTATTGGATCCATTCATTTTTGAAGATTGTACCCTCTGTAATAGGGTTGTGCATCATCTCTTTGTTCCAAGCACGATACCCGACAATGTCTGCATAACGTTGTGCCTCTTCTTTGGTCCACTTCTCTTTCCAGATAGGATTTCCATTTTTATCTACAGCCTGCACTTCTGAAACGTACACCCCTTTTATAGCAGCTATATTGGCCAATACAGAGGTATGGGAATGAAGGTTGCCTACCACAATAAAACGTCCTCTTCCTACGTCTAAAGCTCCGAAAAGGGCCTCCTTAACCCAATCCGTCATCTCCCTCACCCTGCGTTCATTCTTGCATAGCTCATCATCATCCAAGTCATCAATGACAATATAGTCTGGGCGTGCTTCTCTATCCCTTAAACCGCGGGGAGATTGCCCACGTCCCACTGCCAGAAATTTTACTCCGTTCTGGGATGTGAACTCCCCATCCTGCCAATTGCCAAGGTTTTTCTGACTTCCAAAGTCTTTTTTTATACGCTCGTTGTATTCAAGTTCAGCCTGGATATCGGAGAGCAGACGTTTTGCACTGTCTTCACTTTTTCCCACAACTACCATAAAGTTGATGAGCCTTTGAGGCTGGAACATTAGCCAAAGGGGTATAAACACATCAAAATGTGTGGATTTGGCGTGTCCTCTTGGCCATTTGAATACTGCCATTAAGTTGGCTTCTGATTTGACCTTTTTAGCAGCCTTGTTATGGAAGTCCGCATTATGTACAGTGCGTATTACTTTCCCTGTTGATTTGTCTCTCAAGGTGAGAAAATGAGGGAAGTAATATTCGCAGAATGCCGGGTAATCAGTCAAGAGTTTTTTGATTCTCTGTTGTTTCTGTACTGGGGTTTCAGACAAAAGATTGGTTGTGCTGGCAATACTTTGTACCCGCTTGCAATGCTCTTGCCATTCGGCATAGCTATATTTTACCTCTTTTGCTGTTGCCATACGTGACTATGATTTTAGGCCAATGGATTCTGCTATGTAGAGATCCTGGTATTTGTTGAATGTCTTGAGAAGTTCTGGAGTGATTTCAGGGTCGGTTTGGGCTCTGTATTCCATCCATCTTGAGAATGCCATAAATACCTCTATGGTATCTACTACATTGGCCTTTTTGTCAAGTTTCTCAATGGCACTTGCAAATTTGGATAGTTTGTCTGCCAAACTTCCCAAGAGCAATGGATCCTCTTTCTCCTGACATTGTTGGATTAAGTTGTCTATACTGAGGAGCAATTTGTTTACAAGTTCCGGACGTGTGATGTTTTTGGCAGCTCTGGCTTCCTGCCAGCTTTCTGCCTCTTTCCACCGGCTTATTGTGGCGCGGGATACATTCAATTTATCCGCAATCTCCACCATTGGAGCCCCGTTAATGAAAAGATTACGGGCAAGGGATTTGAGTTTGTCTGATTCTTTCTTCTTCATAAGCTTAATGAAATTTCTTCCAAAAGTCCTTAAATCAGTGCGTGTTAACAAGAAAGTATGCAATGGTTGCACAGAAGTGTGCAACGGTTGCATACTTTTTTTGAACAGAGGTGGAACAATAGTAAAATCGCATCAAAATGTTTGAGATATGCCAAAAAGAGTAAGACTTACAAACGAAATTTTGAATGCTTATGGAACCTGGCTCGTGACTTCCGGGGGAAACATTGAACAGTATAAGCGTAACCCTGTGCTGCTTTATATGCACTCAAGGGGGAAGGTTATAGGAATCCTCAAAGACATCAAGGTTGAGGGGGATGAGATTACAGCAGAACTTTCATTTGATGAGGCAACAGAATTGTCTATCCAGTGCAAGAAACAGTATGAGTTCGGTTCTCTCAAGATGGTTTCCATAGGGGCTGATATCATTGAAACGTCTGATGATCCTAAGCTGATTAAGGAAGGACAACGTTACCCTACAATTACAAAATGGAAACTCACAGAGGTGTCTTTGGTAGATATAGGGGCCAATGATGATGCCATTGTGCTGAAGATGGATGGTAAGACAATTAACCTGGGCAAGGATGGTGAAAACCCTTTGCCTTTACTTAATAACAATCAAAACACAACAACAATGAATGAATTACAGCAATTAGCCCTGGAATTGGGCATGGCACCCAATGCTAATGCAGCGCAGGTGCTTGAGACTGTGCGAGAGCTCAAACTTGCCAAGGAGGAGCGTGACAAGTTGAAAACACAGATTGAGAAGCTTCAGCTTGATGCAATCAGCAATGCAGTGGATACTGCAATCAAAGAGCGCAGGATGGAAGCCTCACAGAAGGACCATTTCATTAACCTTGGGCAGAAGATAGGCCTTGAGGACCTGAAGACAACCCTATCGGCAATGGCTCCAGTAAAAAAGCCAAGTGAGACCATTTTCCCTGAGCCACAGGGTACAGTGACATACAAGAAACTTAGTGAGGTCCCTGCCGGGGAGTTGATAGAGCTAAGGAAAAATGATCCTGCCAAATACAAAGCTTTGTACAAGGCGGAGTACGGAAGAGAGTGTGAACTTTAACCAGATTTTATATGATAACTAAATTGATGACTTTTCTTGTGGCTATCCTGTTCAATGCTGTGACAGGTGCCACTATCGGTATGGCTGCCGGGATTGATCCTTTGATGGCAGCTGTTGGAATGAACGGTATTTCAGCCGTTGCAAGTATGCTTCCTGTGGAGGCAAGTATCCTCAGAGAGGGTGTGTATAGAGAGATTTGGGCTGGGGAGGTTATAAAGAGATTGGATGCAGAACTCTTAGCCAATTGGCTTGAGGGGGTTCCAGACCATTCTAACCTTGTGGAAAATGATGTTATCCATCTTGTGGATGTTGGAGTGGAGCCAGAGGTGCTTATCAATAACTCAACTTATCCGATCCCTGAACAGGCCATAACTGATGAGGATATCCCTATTGGTTTGGATAAGTTCCAGACAAAGGTAACTCCTGTGACAGATGATGAGCTGCACGCTATCAGCTATGATAAGATGGCAAGGGTTATTGGCCTGCATGAACCTGCAATAAGTAAGGCCAGGTACCGCAAAGCTGCTCACGCCATCTGTTGTGCAAAGAATACAGATAAGACCCCTGTACTGACAACTACCGGAGAGGTTGATCCTGTAACAGGCAGGGAACGTCTTGTGAAGGCAGACCTCGTCAGAATGAAAACAGCTATGGATAAATTGGGCATTCCTACAGAGGGCAGAAGACTTGTCTTGAATCCTGACCATGTACAGGATATCCTGTTGTTTGATGAGAATTTTGTGCGCCAGTATTCATTGGATAATGTCAATGGCAAAGTAGGCCATCTGTATGGATTTGATATCTATGAGTACTCTGCCACCCCATATTACACCACAGCTGGAGAGAAAAAGGCATTGGATGCAACTCCTGAGGATGGTGAGTTCAGATGCTCATTTGCATTCTATAAGGACAGACTATTCCGTGCAAACGGTTCTCTGAAGATGTATTTCAGCAGAGCTGAGACAGACCCAGAATATCAGAAAAACAGGGTTGCATTCCGCAACTACTTTATCTGTATGCCACAGAAACAGGATTGTGCAGTTGTAATGACCTCCGGTTATGAAATGCCTGCAGCCTAATGTTGAATCTTAAACCATTTTGTATATGAAACTGAAAGTGCTAAAAACGTTCCGTGATAAGGAAACCAAGAAAGTCTATAGACCAGGTGTTGTTATAGACATTACGGATGATGTAAGAGTCCAGGATATGTTGAACCGTAACCTCTGTGAGGCTGTAGCCTCTACAGGTAAAAAGGAACCTGCCTCATCTGGAAGCAAGTCATCCAAAGGCAAGGGCAAAGCAGCGGAACCCGCAAAAACAGAGGATGGCGCTGCCGTAAGTAGCACAGCCAATCCAGTTGAGGGTAATCCTGCTGAGAGTAATGCAGAGGGTTCCCCAGAGGGCTCAAACCAGGAGTAAATGACCAAACCTCTTAAATATCTTGTCCTACACTGCACAGCCACCCCAGAAGGCCGTGAAGTTAAATCTGAAGAGATAAGGCAATGGCACACAGGCCCTGTAAGTAAGGGCGGGCGTGGCTGGAAGCAGGTAGGTTATACTGATATGTTCCATCTGGATGGAACAGTTGAGAGGCTTGTTAGAAATAATGAGGATGCTGTTGTGGATAACTGGGAGATTACCAATGGTGCAGCAGGGTACAATTCTGTGAGCAGACACATTGTGTATGTCGGTGGCCTTGAACAGAAAACAATGAAGGCCAAGGATACCCGTACCCCTTCCCAGCTTAAAGCAATGGAAAAATATGTAACCCAGTTCCACAAACAGTTCCCCAATGTTAAGATAGTTGGCCATAATGAGCTTTCTGACAAGGATTGTCCTTGTTTTGATGTCCAGGAATGGCTGTCACAGTTAGGTATTCAGTAATTATGTCACTCAGTGAGATTATAAACATATTGCTTGGCGGAGGTCTTATTGCAACAATCATTGCAATTGTCACCCTGAAATCTACAGTCAGGAAGGCTGTTGCTGAGGCTGAGGGTGCCAAGGCTGAAGCAGAGACAATAAAGATAACCAACACTGAGCAGGCAACAAGGATCCTTGTGGAGAACATTGTGAATCCCCTCAAGGCTGAACTACAGGAAACGCGTAAAGTATTAAATGAATACAAGAAGGAATTGGCGTCCCATAAAAGGGAACTTGCCCGGCTGCGTAAGGCTATTGATGCAGCCAATAGGTGTAGGCATCATGATAATTGCCCTGTCCTTAGCGGGCTGCGGGACATCCCTAAAAGTAGTGGAGAATACTCAGCAGACCGAAAATACAAGGCAAAAGGACAGCCTAACGCGCGAGATGCGATTGGTGAAGATGGTGCCGGTACCGCAATCAGTGGCGAAGCTTCAGGTGACAACACAGAGCCTCCGTGAACTTCCCCCCCTTGCAGAGTACAGAACCAAAAGCGGACAGGCAACTGCAGTTGTGAAAGTACAGAATGATACAGTTGTTGTTTACGCAATATGCGATTCCCTGCAACGGATGTGTGAATATTATGAGATGAAGGCAACCTCAGCTGAAGAAGCATACAATAATTTACAGCTTCAGATACAACAGGAAAATGAGAAGAAGGTTAACCCAGTGAAGATTGCTCTCATATCATTTTGGATAGGCTTTATAGCCTGCCTGGTATTATTGATAATTATAAAACTAAGATTAAGATGAGTTATATAAATGGTAGTGACCTATTGTGTAGTGCAGATGGCAAGGCCATTGGACACGCTACAACCCATGAAGCATCATTCAAGACAGAGACCAAAACTGTAGCTGTAAAACCAGCTGCTGCAGAGGCCAAATCATCAAAAGGCCTATACAAGCAAGTGAGGGTTACCGGCCTGTCCGTGCAGGTTACAGCGGAAGGCTTGTGTGTTTCAAATGAAACGGAGACAGGAGTAAAAGACCTTCTCAAAGTGTGGAAGGTAGGCGGAACAGTAAAACTAAATTTGTTTGAGAGGGAAGGAGATGAGACCCCTTACTGTAGTGGTGACTTTATCATCTCAGAGCTTCGCAACACCGCCCCTGCAGGCGAGGATGCTTCATACAATGTGACTTTTGACAATAGTGGAGAGGTTGATATTGATGAGGATGTTTATCCAACAATAGTGGCTGCTTAGTATGAATACAGTTAAGATTAACAACAAGGAGTACCCATGTAGGGTTACATGTGGTGCTATGGTAAGGTTCAAAAGGCTTACAGGTAAAGATGTAAGCGAAATCAATCCTGGGGACATCAGTGATATGATGGCTCTCATGTACTGTAGCGTGGCCAGTGCCTGTGCCCATGACAAAATCCCGTTTGAGATGGAATTCTTGGACTTTGCAGATTCTATATCTCCAGATGATCTGAAGGCTTATACTTCTGCGAACACAACTGAGATGGATGAGTCTCAAAAAAAAAATACGAAGTAGCCCAAATTGAGAAATTGATGGGCATAGCAGTGGGGTGTGTAGGGATGAGCCTTGAGGACTTTGAACGGTGCACCCCTTTTGAATTTTACTCTATAACAGAGCAATGGGAACAAGAGAAAGAGAGAAGAATGCAAGATGATTGGGAAAGGGCAAGGTTCCAGGCAGCTGTAAGCATACAGCCTTATAGCAAGAAATCCATCAAACCAACAGATATCATAAAATTCCCCTGGGAACAACGCAAGAAGTCAACTGCCCAGCGTGGCAGCATTGGTAAAATGAAACAACTTGAGAAGTTGATGAAAGAGGAAGGGAAGCTATAACTTGGATTTAGGAGTTCCTGTCGGATTCTCCTTTGCGAACTTGAAAACATTCCGTAGGGCATAACAACATACCACAAAGTATGCTATTGCAATAAGACTCGTGTAAGGATATTCAGATAGTAAATCAAGTATTGCTTCTCCCATAACATTGCAAATGTACAAAAAAAATGGCAGAAACTGTAAAGTTTAACATACGGATTGATGATAACGGCACATTCAAGAAAATAGAAGTTGATGCCGAAGATGTGAAGAAGGCTATCCGTACCGTGAAGGAAGAGGCGGATAAATTGAACGCCAGCATTGTCAACTGGGCTCAGGCAGGGCAGGCAGCTGAACAGCTTGCCACTTCTGTGGGACAACTTTTTGAAGATATGAAATCTCTTAGTGATGAATACTCCCTTCAAGAAGTTGCGTCAGCCAAATTGTCCCAGGTAATGCGCAATATGATGGCAGCGACTGATGAGGAGATCAGGTCTGTGGAAGAACTTTGCGCAACCCAAGAAAAATTGGGGGTTGTTGAGGGAGATGTGCAAATTGCAGCAGCCCAAGAATTGGCAACATACCTTACATTGTCATCCAGCCTTAAGGCAATCATCCCTGTAATGAATGATATGATTGCCCAACAATTGGGTATTGGGGCAAGTGCTGAGAGTGCTACTCAGATTGCAACCATGCTGGGTAAGGTAATGGATGGACAAACCGAAGCTCTTAGCCGTTATGGTTACAAGTTCAGTGAGGCCCAGAAATATATTCTCCAGTACGGGGAAGAGGCTGAAAGAGCTGCTGTATTGACCGAGGTAATCAGTGAGTCTGTTGGAGGAATGAACCAGGCTTTAGCTCAGACTGATGCGGGTAGATTGGAACAAATCAACTTCAAACTTGGAGAGGTTAAGGAAAATCTTGGGGGAATTATACAAGGTGCAATGCCATTAGTTACGTTATTTGCAGAATTTACAATTGCTACATCTGGCGTAACACGTTTATATCTGTCATTCCGTTCCCTCTCTGCAGCCCTTGGATTGGCTTCAATCAAAAGTATGGCACTTGCAACTCACCAAAGGATTCTGGCAACGGCCCAATCTCTTTTAGGGGCAAGTGGCATTACTGCAGCGGCTGGGACAACGGCATTGAATGTTGCCGTAACAGCACTTTATGCAACCCTCACCATGGGTATAAGCCTGGTAATAACAGGGCTGATATCGCTGTTCGGTTCATTGTCAAATAAATCTAAAGATGCAGCTGAAGGTGTTGATATGGCTGCAGAGTCCGCTGATGCCTATAAACAGGCATCCCTGGCAATGAGAAGTGAACTGGCAATGGAGATTGTAAAGCTTGAGGAGTTGATAAAGAAAAAAGGCCAGGAAGCGGACAAAGTTAAGGAACTCAACAATAAATATGGGGATGTCTTTGGGGTATATAATACAGCCCAAGGCTGGTATGATACTCTTATTTCCAAGAGCGCAGACTACTGCAAGCAGCTTGGATTAGAGGCAAAGGCCCAGGTTCTGGCAAAACAATCTGGGGACAGGCAGATGCAGCTGGATGCTGTACGCCAGCAGATGAAGGAGTTGGAGAGCCAAGGGAAAGGGGAAGAGTATAAGGTAGAGACGACTAAAAGTCTCAAATATGGTTTTGTTACAAATGAAACAAAGACAGAATATGGGGAACTCAAGGACCAGGAGGCTGCACTTGTGGCAGAAGTGGCTGCCTTGGATCAGGAATTCAGGAATTGTATTACAGGGGCCAAAACCCTGGCTGATACAATAACTGGCGGCAATAATGCCAGTACAAAATCAGTGTCCTGGACCAATATGAGTTATTCACAACTTGGAAAGGCCATACGAGATCAGAAGGATACTGTTGAAGGGCTCATTGGTGTTGATGACATAAAAGCTAAAAGGGAAAATGCGTTGCTCAAGCAGATGGAGAAGCGTTATAATCTGCTTGGAAAGATATATGGTTTGGAGTCCAGTTCAAACTCCAAAAACAAGTATGATGGCTCAACCCTCATTAAAGAAGCATCTTCTTATAATGAGGTGAGCAATAACCTCAAGTATTACCAGGAACTCCTTGCCCAGGCCAATATGGCTGATCAGGAAAAGATCCAGACCATTTACAGAGAGATTATTGCCCTGCAGAATGCAAAAAAAGCATTTGAGGATTTGCAGGCTGAGGCTGAAAGACCGTCAGACTTGAATTCTCTTGAGAATATAGATAAAGAGATTGCATATCAGCAAGCCTTGAGAAAGAAGGCATCTGCTGAAAAGCTGAAAGAAATAGATGCGGAAATCAAAAGGTTAAACACCCTTAAATTAGCATTTGAAGGCTCTTTTAATCCTGAAAAAGGGTTGGAACAGATAACTACATTTGAACAATTGGATGTTGCCATTTCGTATTACAGTGAGGCATTGAATCAGGCAGGGGAAAAAGACAGGGAATCATTACAGAAGACCATCAACACCCTTGAAGAGATGAAACAGAAATGGGAGGAGACATTGGATCTTCTGAGACGTCCAGGGGAAATTTCCACCTTGAATACCGTTGAGGAGCTTGATGATGCCATAGATTACTACTCAACCATCCAGGGCAAGGCCTCTGCCCAGGAAATATCAGATATCCAGAGAACAATTGATGCTCTCCAGGAAAAGAGGGCATTACTTATGGGGATTTCCGCTATCCCGACAGAACAGGCCAATGTGGTGAAACTGGAAGGCCTGTCTGGTAAAAAACTCAAGATTGAGCTGGAAGCAATAGGACTGGATGGGATAAGACAAAAGATAAAATCTCTCCAGGAACTGCTCAATAATACCAAGATCCCACTAAACTCACAGCAGAGGCAGGAAGTAAGTTCTTTGATTGATGCCTACAGCGAATATGAGAAAACACTTATAAGGAGCAATGTCAGTGTGGCCCAAGGATGGGGATACATAAAAGGGATAGGCGGAAGCGTAAGATCATTGACAGAAGACCTTAAGGGAGATGGGACAGCTTGGGATAAGGTATGCAGTGCAATTGACAATATGATTGGCCTCACACAAAGTTTTGCAGGAATTGTGGAGATCATAAAGGCCCTTACAGGGGTTAGCCAAACCTATGCAGCAGCCAAACAGGCCGAGGGGGCAGCAGCATTGACAGCTGGAGCACAGGCTGTGGCAGGTGCAGGGATGGAGGTGGCAGCATCCGGGGCAGTGTCCACAGCAAGGGCAACTGAGACAACTGCTAATGTAGCGGCAGCAGCTTCAGGAGCTATGGCAGCACATTCCGCAATCCCATTTGTGGGAGTTGCCATAGGAGCAGCTTTTGTAGCCAGCATCCTGGCAATAATGTCATCACTGCCAAAATTTGCAAATGGATGTATTGCATACGGGCCTACTTTGGGCCTTTTTGGGGAGTATGCTGGAGCTGCCAACAACCCTGAGGTTGTTGCCCCCTTGAATAAGTTGAAGGCTTTAATTGGGGATTCTGGTGGTGATGGCAAGGTTGAGTTTGTAATATCAGGTAGAGTCCTTAAAGGATTCCTGGAGAAAGAAACAAGAAGATCATACAGAACAAATGGCTAAAGGTGTAAGATATAGCGGTGCATTTTTATCTAAAGGAGGGGTAAAATGGAAAATAGACCTCTTACAGGAGGGATATGGAAGTACTACTCCTGTAGAGATTTCTTTCCCTGCAGACTGTCCCCTGGAGATTGCCTATGAAGAGACAGATAAAATAAAACCTGTACAGAGTTCAAATGCAACACTAAAGATAATCAGTGATACAGACCGCCAGTTCCTGGATCTGTATTCTGTGGCTGTGGGAACTGTACTTATGAATGTTTACAGGGATGGGCTCCTGTATTGGAGTGGCACTCTTGATACAGAGTTGTACGAGGAGCCTTATGCTTACCTGGATGGGTATGAAGTTATGTTGACGTTTGCGGATTTTGCAGTTCTTGAAAGGTTCAGCTGGACAGCCACAGGGTTTATGAGCATTGACAGTATGCTGGCCAGATGCCTGAGCCTCTCAGGGATAACATACAAAGAAGTTGTAAAGTACATAAGTACAAAGAGAGACTACAGTTTTGTTCCAGGAGTGATATCATTAGTCAAAGAGAATCTGCTGCAAAGCAATTTCTATGATGAGGAAGGGGAAGCAATGTCCTGTATGAAGGTTCTTGAGGCGATTCTGCAGCCTTTTGCCTTAAGAATAATTCAAAAGGCTGGTAAGGTGATTGTCTATGATATAAATGCAGTCTTTTCTGGGGCCCCTAAGAAGACTGCTGTATGGGATGCTGAAGATTCACATTTATCATGTGATAAGGTATTCAACAATGTTCAGGTGACATTCTCCCCTTATGCAGATTCCAAGATGCTCTCCGGGGACGTGGAGGCTGATGAGAACTTGACTGATGATGCTGGAGGGGTACTTGTAAAGATGTCCTATGAAAAGAATAATTACGGTTTGGCAGCTGATATGGATGGTTTCAGAATACACCATTCAGCGGATCTGAAGAGTGAGCTCACTTTATCCAATGGAGCAAAATTCTTTCAAATAGCCCCCATTCATTCTGGGAGCGAGGCAACTGGGGTAATAATGTCATTACGGGGCGGCCTTGGTTCAATCAAGTCAGATGGGGTTACATGGCAGATACTTAATGCTCCCAGGGATTGTGGGACACTGGCTGGTGGTAATATCAATACTGATACCATCATCAAATGCCCTCCTGTTTATCTTGGTTATACTTCCATCTCGAGGATGAAATATAAGCTCAAAATCAGCCTGGATTTTCTTTGGGATGTAAGATATAACCCATTTGAAGAAGCTGGTGACTATAATGAAAGTGGCTTATTCGGGAATATGAATGACTGGTGCAACTTCGCTTATGTGCCTATCAGGCTGACATTGCGTTCCCCTGAAGGGATAGCCTTATATCATTATGAAAACTACAAAGTAATGGAAAGCTCATCCTATGAGCATCCTGGGCATTATTGCCATTGGGTAGCCGGGGAAGGCAGCTGGGGACAGGCATATCTGTGCTATTATGATTGGTCTAATCGCAAGAGCAAAACCGGCCTTGGGGGCTGGGCAAAGAATAAGCAGATTATTGGATATTACAGAGGTAATTTGCCAGAGAGGTGGCAGACAATTGGGGATGGGGAGTTTATAGATCTTCCAATGTGTGGAGGATATCTGGAATTGGAAATTGGGGCTGGGATGCACCAATTTGACTATAAGAGAGAGGTTAAGGATATATTCAAATGGACCCGCTGGGTTGCATATAAGAATCCATCAATTACACTTTGCAAGAAAAACTATACAGAAGTTGAGACAAAGGATATTGTGGATTCCGCTTGGCTCAATAGGGCTGCCAAGGAAGAGCTGGATATAGATACTGTAGTGGGAGTTGCAACATCATCATTCGGGAGCCCAAATGCTAAAGGTCAAATCTTTGATGAAGATTATAACATCCTACAGGAGTTTGAGCGGGCTGGGGTAACAGACAGGCTTGAGAGATTATTGATAGGAACAATATATTCCCAATATGGGGGGAGAAAAACTATACTGTCGGGAACAGTAAAGCTACTGGATGATTTCTGCGTATTGGAGGACAATAATACAGCTGGGACATTCTTGTTGACCAAAGAAATTCAGAATTGCATTGATGATACCTCTGAGATTGCAATGTCTGAGATTGTAGAGGATAATTATGAGGGTATAGAGTATGAATAACTATAACGTAAAGACAACTACAAGGGTTGCTGCCACACGCAGTAAAAGACTCAAGGAGCTTGGAGTGCAGCCTGGCACATCCTCTGGAGTAACAGTTATTGCCCCAGACTCTGGGCAATCTCCAGAGGTGGGTGATGGCCATGTGCATACCAACCTTGAAGCTCTTGAGGCTATACGTATAGATGAGTTGTTCTACTTGTGGCTGCTCCAGAAAATTGAGGGAGAAGATGAGTCTAAACTGGAGAAGGTGAAAGCCGGTTTTGCTGATGAGGCTGAAAAAGCAAAAGATTCAGATAAATGGGGCGGAAAACTTTTTGCGGAATATATGGACCAGCCTGTAAGGAAGGCGGACATTGTGGAGTTCCTTGAGGTTATTGCAAAGGCTTTCAAAACCCCAGGATTCGCAACTGGTGATAATGGCAAAGGGGCAGCAATAAATGAAGATGGTTCAATAGAAGGAGACAAAATAACGGCCCGCAAGGAACTGGAGGCAAAAGGGCCTGCAAAGTTCTATAAGGATATACAAGTTAATGGAGCTGCCAAGTTTTTGGGGCGCCTCTCTTCAGAAGAGTTTGTTTCAGGATTCTTAGGCGGAAAAGGTTGGGCAATCCTAAAAAAGGAGATTCTCAATGCCCTTGGTGTACCAGAGACAAAGTATTCTGCTGAGTTTGATGAGCTGATTGTGAGAGGAACAATGAGGATATTTTCCCTTGTAGTTTCCCAGATGCTTGGAGAGAACGACAACAGGGTGTTCACCGGTATGCTTGAGGTGGATCATTATGATTCAGCTACAGGCAAGGTTTATTTGCGTACTCAAGACGGTAAACTTTATAATCCATTCCGCAAGGGCGATTATATAATGGTCCAGCAATATAATGGGTTACCATCAGAAGAAAATAACTATTATGTAACCAAGAGTTATGAACTGCTCATAACAGATGCTGGAGTTGGAGATATGGCAGATGGGGAGGAACGTCTGGACTGGGTTACCTTCTCTAATTTCACTGCCTCAAATGGGGCTACTGCAGTAGAACTAATTACTGCAGGTGACACTTTTGTGAGGGTGGACAATGCTTCGGATCCGGACAGGAAGGGTATCATCCAAATGATGACAGTAGGAACGGCCACTCCTTATATGGATATCATCTATGGTCTCAAGACGGATCCGGGTAATGCTCTCAAAGGACGCCTGGGGAATCTTAAGGGATTACAGCATCATCTGTTTGGGTGGCTACAGGGCTTTGGTGAGTTACTCCAGAACCTCTATGCGGTAGGTGATTTCCGTTTGCGCAGAACGGGTGAAAGTTTGGATGCGAAGATTGAGATGCTCAAGGGAGTATTTGCCACTGCATATCAGCGGGTCAATTATGATCTTACAGAGGAGGATAATTACCTAAAGAACGCAACTTTTACTGAGTCTTTAGATGGCTGGAGTTGTGCGAATGACTTCAAAATTATAACAGAAAATGGTGAACCTTTGCTGGTAAATGGTGAACTGCTCACCACCACAGGCAAGATTGCCAAGGTGGAGGAGTATGATGGGCGCAGGATGCTACACCTGGTTAACAGTTATGTAAGGCAGGCCAACGACTTCATCCGTAAGCCCGGTACCCATAAGGAATATATCAAGTCCACAGATGGCCTCCTGGCTGATGAGGCTGTTGATGTCCAGGACACCCTATATCTTACAGTGAAGTTCCTTGCCAGGACCTCCGGCACCTTGATTGTCGGGATGGAGGGGGCTGAGGATACAGTGGGGGCTCTACCTTTTACCCAGACTGCAATTACATCATCTTTTGATTGGCAGATCTTCCAGTGGAGTGGTACTTGGGATGGATTGGGCGATTTCCTTTTGCAATATACAGGAGATATGTATATCTCTTTGCTCTCGCTGACTGACAGACCTCTTGAAGAGTTCAAAAGGAGCGTTTCCACGAAGATAGAACAAACTGACAGCAATATTCGCCTTTTGGGTACCAATGTGAATAATCTGAAGGGTACTGTGACCCAGCTGGGAATTGATTTGGATGCAGCAGAGGAGCGTATCACCATTTATGCGAATAAGGTAAATTCTCTTGAGGGCACCACTACCCAACTTGGAGTGCGTTTGGATGCCGCTGAAAGCAGTATCGATATCTATGCAACCAAAGTAGACAATCTCTCCAGGACAGTAACCCAATTGGGAATTGATTTGGATGCAGCAGAGGAGCAGATATCCATTTATGCCGGGAAGGTTGACCAGAATTCAACAGACATCTCACAACTGAAAGTTACAGTTAATGGTATCTCATCAACTGTCACATCTGTGCAGGGGGACCTTGAGGCAGCCAAAAAGACGGCAGCTGCAGCATCTGCAGCTGCACAGGCCAGAGCTGATGAAGCAGCGGCTGCGGCCGGTAGTGCAGCACTGGCTGCGGCCAATGCTCAGAATGCTGCTGATGGGGCCCAAAGTACTGCAGATGCCGCTTGGGCCAAGAGCCTGGCCAATGCCACTGCAATCAATCAGAATGCAGACAGTATCAGTGCTATAGCCGGCAAGTTTGATTCCAACGGCAAACTCATAGAGGGTAGCGGATGGGTTACAACGAGTTCTTTTGCAGAATTGTATTCACTTTATGAGGGGCTTGATGGTAAGATGAGCACAAAGGCATCGGTTAGCACAAGTGTACAGTACAATCCTAATACCGGCCTTGTTACTAGTAATATCAAGATAACAGCAGATAAGATTAAACTGGAGGGTATCACTACCATCAATGATTCATTCCGTGTAGGTACAGATGGGACAACACGTATTGCCGGGTTTGTTGTATCCGGGAACGGGCTTACCAATCGGGATACAGATGGAAATTATACCAATGATGCATACGTGATTTTCCGCAATGATACATATAAGTGTTTTGCCGGTATAGGTGGTAATGTTTTGCCGTCTACCACTGGGCAGCGCGGAGTTGCCAGGTTTGAAAACCAGGATACATCTAATCAATGGGGTCTTGGGGTCAATTATGCAGTATTGGTGTCAGCTCAAGGGGCAAGGGATAATGTGGCTCTGGCCATTGATGGAGGCAGTGTTTATGGCTTTGCGATGAAGACGAAAATCATATCCACTACAGCATATCTTGCAAAGACTGATTACAATATTGTGGCCATTAACACCACAGCCATAACAGTCAAATTACCCGTTATGGAGCGGTATGATGACGGCCATGTTGTCAGAATCAAGAATATGAATGGCGGAAAATTGAATATCTCTGCCCAATCATGCTATACCTGGAACGGAACCTCTTACAGATATACAACGCCTGCTATATGGTATAACAGGGGTGATGCGGTGGCTGGAGCGACTGGGATATCCATAGAGAATGCGGGTGAGGCTTGTGAGTTTGTTTGGGTGCGGGATCTGACATCTACCATAGATAATACGACATATTACGGGGCTTGGGTGCAATATAAGCTGCCACGAGACTGGTAAACATTAACTCAAATATATAACGTTATGAAAGTGAATTTTAAGAAGGATTTTATTGATTGCTTTGGCAAACCCATTACAGAACAAATTAAGGACCCTACCAATGAAGGTAAGCCTAAAGAAGTTGTATTGACAGTGTGGGAGCTGCTTGCCCGTAAGTTGTTCAATCTATCTACCATGTCAAGTAAGGCAGTAGATGCTGAGGTCAAGTATAAAGCATACCAGTTGAGCTGCCGAATAGCCAAGAACCCCTCTGAAGTGGAACTCAGCACAGAAGAGGCAGTATTTATCAAGGAGGTTGCCAATGAACACTTATCTGCAGGAGCATACGGCTACCTTGTAGATATCATAGAAGGAAAATAATGTTTAACCCTTAAAATACGATTTTATGAAAAAGAAATCATCAAACGTAGCAGTTGATTATGAAGAATTGGCATTAAGTGATGCAGCTTCTGTAAAGTTCAGCAAGTCAGTGGACATTACCGGTACCACCATTTACGGTGCGATTGTAAAGGCCGGAGCTGAAGTAGGTAATGTGTCTTACAGCAGTAAAGGCGATTATATGAACACCTGTCTCAAGCCTTTTGATGTATTGACCACAGAGGAGGTCAATGCCTTGTACAGCCTGGTACCACAATGTATATCAGAAATTCTTTCTGAGGAGTAAGGAGGTAAGGTATGTCAGGAATACAGACCAAACAGAGAGAACTGGAAGGGTTCTATGCGGAGGCCAGACCGGGGTTCCTGGAGTATTTGCAGGCCAATGGCTCTGATGTTGACAGTATTGAGCTTGCCACTACATTGGAAGGAATTAACTCACTCCCAGCCAGGATGGAGATGGGAGGAGTTGTCAAGACTGTTTTGGTTCCACTGACCCTACTAACCAAGGAGGTTGATGCCAATATAGCCGCGTGCGTTGCTGCTACAACCAAAGCCAATGCAGCAGCTTCAGAAGCCACTGCAGCAGCCAAGAAGGTAACAGATGCCATTACAGATATTGCCACTCAAAAACAGGCAGCGTTGAATGCGGCTTCTAGTGCCAATAACGCTGCCAGTGCAGCAAACACTGCCAAGACAGCGTGCGAGAATGCCACCAAAGCCTGTAAAGAGGCAACAGCCTATTGTCAGACGAAAACTGCAGAGTGTGTAGAAGTTATTGCTTCCTGCAGGGCAGCCACCCAAGAGTGTATCAATGAGACCTCCAACAGTAAGGTTGCCACAGTAGCAGCCAATACAGCAGCGGCCAAGGCCAACAGTGAGTCCTCTAACCTTTCCACACTTAAGTCAGCGTGCCAGGATGTAACCACCAGGTGTGAGACTACCAACCAGAAGGCAACAGAGAAGGTAGTTGAGATGGAGAGCCTGATGAAGAATTTCTCTGGAGAGGCCCAGGCAGCCCCGGCCAGGCTTGAAGTTTCTGCCCCTGTTACCATCAGTACCCTGAATAAGGTATCCCAGAAGATTACTACCCAATTGTACCCAAGTTATGTGATGAAGAATATCATTTACCGTAGGGAGGAGGGCTCATCTCTGGCAGTGGATCCATCGGGGAACCTGAAGGTAAAGGGAACAGGATCCACCAGCTTTTACATTATTCCCACTCAGAATACGGAGTTATGGAGGCAGGTTGACATCACAGTCCGTACACCGCTCATCCGCCTGACTGGTGCCGGCAAGATACGTTTGAATGGCGGTAAAATAAGGATTGTTTAACGATTTAACAGTGATTATATGTCATTAACATCAGACGAAGAGGCAAAAGTGCGCATAATCATAAGTGCATTTGATGGGGGCCAGCAGGTTGACGACCTGCCCCTGGCCACCAGTAGTATCCAGGATAAGGAACTGGAGGTATTTGATAAGAAGACAGGAGCATCAGGCCGCATGTCAGTACGCGATGCGGTAAATATGGCCAATGCTCCATATTTTGCAAGGATCTTTGACAACAATAGTGGTTCCCCAGTCGCAGTAGGCTGGGAAGGTAGCTTGGACTTTGGCCGAAGGATTGCAGAGGAACTTGAACTTGGCGGTTATCTTGTAAAGAATGACCACAGCAGACGCAAACTTGACCCGACCAACCACTACAGATTTGCAACAGGAGAGGCAGCCAAATTGGATGGCAGTATGGGTCATTACCAATGGGGCCCAGGGAAAAAATGTTACATTGCATTATGGGAAAGCGGAGGCCTGTTTTATGAAGCACTTTCATTAGCCCCAATCCCCGGGAAATACAATTACTGCATACCAGTGTGCAGTATGTCAGCTGCCGGCCATGCAGCAATGGAACGCAGCACTAACACGCTTGTAAGTTATATCAATGAGGATGTAGATTACAGGGGAGGTGATAATCAGTCCAGTTATGATGGCACGTATAGGACATTACTTGGGCGGGCAGTCACAAGTATAACCACAGAGGCCGCAAGGGCTGCAGCGCGTAGGAATGGAGTAGGCTGGATGGCTGGTACCATGCGCCATGCGTTTATGGTAGCGGTATTGTTTGAAATTATATTTGGCAATAGGGATATGCAGGCGGCATATAATCCTGAGCGAGATAAAGATGGGTTATATCAAGGAGGGTTGGGAGCAGGAGTAACCGGCTTTTCAGCCTGGAATAATTATAATGGATACCGTCCGTTCCTGCCAATGGATGTAGGTGTTGAACTTGGGGACGCATGCGGAATAGTCAACCATGAAGTTAAGGATGCAGATGGTAATGTCGTATATACAGCCCCTGTTCCGGTATTTTTCGGTCTAAAAAATCCGCATGGATACTTGTGGCACCTTCAGGATGACGAGTTCTGCCAGGTAAATGAGGATACCTCAATGACTCACCTTGTAGCCCCATCAATTTACGGTACTTGGACCTGCGGAGTAGCCACCGGAATGGTCGCCAAATCTAAGAGCCCAACCCAAGGAGAGGGATATATCAAGAAGATCAGTTATGAAAATTTTGAATTGTTTCCAACCCAGATTGGTGCAACATCAGCCACCCATTACTGTGATTATTTTTGGAATACTTCCGGTGTCACTTCTGGTTTCCGTCTGGTTCTGCGCGGTTGTAATGCGGTCAGTGGCGGTCAATCGGGTCCGTTTGATGTCCACGTGTACAGTGCTGTCACGGTCTCCGTTGTGGACATCGGTTCGCCTCTCTGCGAAGCAGCAGAGGAGTGGCCATTGGATCCAGTGTATGCTGAAGTGGCCTAGAGGGACCTGAAGGGTCCAAAAGCAACCGTGACCGTCAGGTCACCCATACCGCGAAGCGGTCGGATTTTTTTTAAGTTCTTTGACTTTTTTCCATATTTGATTTTACATACCTTTGTGTTCAGAATGAAAGGCTGTTATCCCTATGAGCTTGATGTCCTGGTTTCCGTCTGGTTCTGCGCGGTTGTAATGCGAACAATGGCGGTCAATCGGGTCCGTTTGATGTCAACGTGAACAATGCTGTCACGAACTCCAATGTGAACATCGGTTCGCCTCTCCACTTTAGATGCAACTGGGATAAGGCCTCGCCCCAAGGCGAAACATAACCTATAGGTTGATGTGCTGGTAAACCGGCAACTGCCGGGCTGAAGGTAATAGGCCAAGAGAAAAGCAGACATATTACTGCTTGGACACGTTAGACACCGACATATAACACCGCCATAGACACTGCTTAACACAAAATGGCACTGTTATGAAACGAAGAGGATATATATCTCCTCTTATTGAGACACAGCGGAATTTTGAACTTGCGTTCTACGGGTATTCTGAAGGTAAACACTCCAGGGAATCCGTACGCAAGTTTGAAGCTTCCCTCTCCTCCCACCTTGAAAGGCTTCTGAATGCCTATATCAATGGAAATTGGAGCACATCTGAATATACAATCCAAGAGATCCAGGAACGAAAGAAAAGGGTGCTAGGGAAACTTCCTGTTGCAGACCATGTAATGCAATGGGCAGCCTGTATGCACGTTGAACCAATATTGTGCAATACGTACATCAGACGTAGTTGTGCATGTGTGAAGGGGCGTGGTACCCACGATTTTGTTAATCTGCTTCGTAAGGCGCTGCAAGATCCTGATGATACCTACTACTACGTTCAATTGGATGCCCATCATTATTTCCAACATATACGGCATGACCTGATGAAGGAGACCATGCGCAGGAAGATTAAGGATCCTAAACTGCTGAACTTCCTGGATGAAATTGTGGAGAGTTATCACCAAGGGTTACCATTGGGAATAAAGATATCCCAAATACTGGCAAATTTTTTCCTGTATAGGTTTGATCGGGATATCGGGAAGATATTCCATATCCTCCAGGATCCTGATAAGATGAACTATTGGACCAGCCGTTATATCACTGACTGTTTCTGTACCTGCAGAACCCAAGCCCAAGCTGATGAACTCGCAAAGGGTGTTGAATACCTCTCCCAGAAGTTCCATCAATATGTGGAAGATGGACTATCTCTTCACTATTTCCGTTTTGCTGACAATATGGTAATACTCCACAAGGATAAGACTTTCCTTCACCTGGTTACTCAAATGGCCATTATGGTCTTGGCTAGGGATTATTACATAGACGTTAACAAAGATTGGAATGTAAGGCCGGTATATGCCGGAGGTATAGATGTATGTGGCTATGTGTCTTTTCATACCCATAGAAGGCTCAGAAAGCGTAATAAGGTAGAGTTGTGTAAGGATGTGTCAAAATGGCGTAAAAAGGGCCTTTCTCCGGAAGAAATCAGGATAAAGTGTGCCAGCAGGATAGGCTTTGCCTCTCATGCAGATTGTAAGAATTTATTTAGAAAATTGGATATAAATATGGAAAAGAGACTTGGAACAGTAATTAAGAACCGCAGGGTGAATATACCATTCAAGGGTATGCGCTTTGACCAGAAAAAGATGTTTTCAGAAATTGTATGTAAAGCAGGTTTCCCAGAAGACAATTTCAAAATCTTCCTTATAGACTATGTCATTGAGGATAGCAAGGTCGAGAAAGAGGACGTTATTGTTGAAGTTCCGGATGGTAATGGCGGTACAAAAACTGAAAAACGTACCAGAGCAAAGAAATGCCTAGTTATACGATATAAGCGCATCATTCATACTCATATTCAAGCCACATTGGATGGGGAGGAGACTGTGGAGTATGAATTTGAGAAGGAAAGGGATAAAGATGGGAGGTTGACAGGCCGTGATGCAGAGTGGTATTCTTATACCGGCAGTACAGTAATGCTGGAGCAAGTTGACAATGATTTTACAAAAGAAGATTTGCCTTGCGCTACTGTCATTACGGAGTTTACAAACAAGATGAATAAGAAATTCTACAAATTTACATAATATGAATAGAGTTATTTACTTTGACAAAAGGACATTTGAAAAGTACGATAATACAAAATACATAGTATATCTGAATGAAGAGGTACTTGAGGACTATATCCCAGAATCAATGGAAGGGCAACAGCCTTCATCCTCAGTAACAGCTTATGCATATTCCGGCCCTGTAAAGGATGGTGGCACTTTGATTGAAGCAACCTCTGCAGATAGGGATTCACTGATTAACGGTATTATACGTAGCCGTTATACCCAATCAGAGGAGGATGCTATTAAGACCCATCAGATTGAGTTGCTTAGAAATAGTTTAATTGATAAAGCTGCTCAATATGAGCAGGAGTGGGAAGAATTTAACAGTTTTAGACAAAGTGCTAAAACAGTAGTTGATTATTGGTTGAATTCTTAAAATAAAGGGGGGATAAAAAGCCCCCAGCTGGTAAGTAGAGGTCCCACCCATATACTTACCAAAAATGCGACACCACGCACAGCCAGGGGCTAAACGCCTTTGACTCCGTGATGTCGCATTTTTTATATGGGTGGGAGAGCAAAGGTAATTATTTTACATGAATTATTCATTTATAACGTATACACTATGAACAAATACTACTCAATGCTGGATAAAATACTATCAGAAGGGAAAACCCAGACGAATAAGAAAGGCGATATTAAGTTTTTACTGAACCAACAGATGGCATTAACCCCTGCTGACCTTTTAGATATATTTGAGGGGCATTCAATTGCTAGAAAAAAACTTAGGAATGAACTTGCCCTATTTATGCAAGGAGAACGAAATGTTGAGAGATACAGGGAGGTTGGGATAAATTGGTGGGATTATTGCGGTTCCATATTAGTTAATAGCTATCCAACATATTTTGAAAAATTGCCAGGCCTTATTGCTAAAATCAATAAAGAAAAGAGAAATAGTAAGAATTATCTGCTTTTTCTTGGAGCTACCGATGTTGAGACCAATCAGGCCCCATGCTTGAGCCTTGTCCAGTTTCAAATTGATGAGGGGGAACTGATAGTATCTGCATATCAAAGAAGTTCTGATGCTAATCTGGGGCTTCCATCAGATATATACCATCTATATTTGATATCCAGACAAATTGATATACCTCTCAAATCTATAACACTATTCTTGGGGAACGTCCATATATATGAATCTAATATTGTAAATACAAGGAAACTTTTGAAAGGGGAAGAAGATGTGAGATTTACACTGAATGTCTAATTATATAAGGCAAAGGCATTACTCAGATATAGAGGACCATTGATGAATAATGCCTTTGTGTGTGAAATTTTTTGCGCATTTCGTTTTAGTATTGGGGAATAGCATTTGGTTTTGTAAATTCGCACAATTCGTTTTGCTGATTATATCTATTT